AACAGATCGAATAATACCATCAGAGCCTTTTGCCTTGATGGTCAATGTTGTGTCGCTTGTTAATTGGAATACAACATCACCGTTATCAACTGGATCAACAGAAGCACCGGGTGTAAATCCAAATGATCCATTTACGTCCAGCTTGTAATCAGGGAGAATTTCATTGATGCCAACATTACCAGTGGAAGTAATACGAATTCTTTCCGCACCGTTTGTGGAAGCCGCGATAATGTCTGAACCCGGAAACCAAAAACCAGTATTTAAATCAGTCCTAGAAGCAATGGATGGCGCACCTACTGCACCAAGAGAAAATCCAGCAGCACCAAAAACTGTTAAAGGTGCGGTAATATTTGAATAACTTATAAGGGAACCAATACCGACGTTTTGATTATCGTTTCGTAAAACTATTGCATCGTTTGTTCCAAGTGCAGTTCCTCTAGCTATTTTCCACGCTTTGTTGTCGCTTCCATCGCAACCAATAGTCCAGTTCGCCGCCGTGGCTGTGTTGTTAGTAAATCTAACTGCCGCGTCAGCCGATGAAGATGTTCCATAAGTTGATATATCGAGCCTAGCTCCTCCAGTGGTTGCACCAATAGTTGGATTACTAATACTAGCTAAAGAAGGGGCAAGAGCAGTTCCGCCACTTACTGTCAGACTTCCAGAAGTAAGTGAACTTAAAGACAGCGAATTCATACCTGAAACAGTCAGGTTTGAACCATTTACATATGACCCGTTATCATCAGCGCCAATATTTAAAGTATTAACATTGCTACCATTATAAGTAAAATACCAAGATGCTCCTGCACTACTAAGTTGCCCTTCTATTTGACTGCTATAAGTAACTGCGTCAGAATTAAAAAAACTAGCAACATTTGAACCAACCAAACTTGCAGGCGCAACAACATCAAGAACATAATTAGGCGCTGGATCGTTAATACCGACAAAATTATTTACGCTGTCTACATACAAAGTTCCCGGAGTAATGCTTGCAGGGCCAGTAGGTCCGGTAGGCCCCGTAGGTCCTGTAGGGCCAGTAGGTCCATCAACGGTCGATGCTGCACCGGTAGGGCCGGTTGGACCTGTCGGTCCTGTAGGACCAGCGACGGTAGATGCTGCACCAGTAGGTCCAGTGGGACCCGTAGGGCCGGTCGGACCAGTGGGACCAGCGACGGTTGATGCCGCGCCAGTCGGGCCGGTCGGACCAGTGGGACCAGTTGGTCCTGTAGGGCCTTGAACGGTCGATGCTGCTCCGGTAGGGCCTGTAGGACCCGTAGGGCCTGTCGGGCCGAAGATATCGCGCCATGACCCAGCAACGTAACCCTCGACGGTCTGATCGTCATCATTGAAGCGGATCATCCCCGGCAGGCCAACAGGACGCTGCGCAGTCGTTCCTGAGGGCAGTGTTACCGAACCAGTCCCCGGCAGGATGGGATCATCGGAAATAGATAGGACAGGGCTTCCGCCAACGCCATTGCCGTTTACAACGTCGATCTGATCTGCAGTCCCTTGGATCGCGACGCCGCCGATTGAGCCTCCGCCTTGAGCGACGAGAATTCCAACGCCTGAGTAATTGGCAAGTCCTTGCACGGTCCCGGACAAGCTCAGTGTCGGATCGCCTGCCTGACCACCTCCATTCGTAATTGATATCCCCGATCCAGTGACAGCGATCTGTCTCGGCGTGACAGTCGTGCCTCCGGTCTTAACAACAATTCCGTTTCCAGCGTTTTCCAGTGATTCAGAAGCGCCATTCAATTCGATGGTAATTGCAGCCTGCGCACCGCCATCAACAATTCCAATACCGTTCTGACCTGCAAGCGCCCTGCTGTTCGGTAGCGTAGGCTCTTGGTTGACCGTAATGAATGTCTGCGTCTGGTTCGGCGCAGTCGATATTGCCTGAGTCGTCGTGCGGACAGTGATGCCACTTTGAACGATTGGGACTATCTCTGTGCCATCCAACGGCTGCGCTGCTGGCAGATCGGTGATTCTGGTATTTGCCATTACGGTGTTACCTCAAGGCCATCAAGATTGCCGTCATTTTCACCCTGCTCAGTCGAGATTACTAAGCCGCCGTAGTCACCCGTAGTCAGATCATTCGGGTCCGTTGCAACACTAATGTCAGGACGAGGAAAACGAAGCGCAATCTTCTCGGTTTGACGCGCCGGAAGACGATACGGGTCCTTTTGATCGGCGCATCCTTGGTCACATACGCGAAGACCGGGGAAGTTCGGGTCATTCGTCATCGATGCGTAGGGCCTCTTCATCTTGCAGCGATCACAGATTGCTATTGCAAGCGTTTCAAGCCCTCTGGTGTCGAGAAAGCGAGGCATTAAACTGTTCTTCCTTGAGCGGCCAATGTAGCGCGACGAGAGGCAACTCGCTTTGCGATTTGCTCAGGAGTTTGTTTTCTTCCTTTTGAAGCTATTGATATTTTCTTTTTAGTTGCATCACTTGCTTTTTTACCTTTATTTACAGGAGTCAATCCAAACAACCAAGGAGTTTCTCTTTTCTTACCTTTCATTGGGCTTATGTAACCATCAGGTTTTTTTGCCCTACCAAGAGCCAAACACCTCAATTGTTCTGAAGTAGCTTTTCTTCCGGTAAGAGCTTTTCTCATTTTTTCAATAGCCTCCGGAGATTTCTTTTTTCCTTTTGCTGCGGCAGACATTTTTGCTTTTGTCTCAGCAGATTTTGGCTTCCTCAGATACGGCTTCGGAATGCCTTTTTTGTTCGGAATTAACTCATCTTTCAGCCCATTGATCACTCGATTGTATGCCCAGCCGTCAGCGGGATTACCAAACATCTTATATCGGACTAAATGCGCGATTGCATGATCAATAGGATGAAGCAACACAAGATTTTCAGGAGCATCAGTCCCTCCCATACATCTGGGAATAATGTGATGTTTATGAAATCCTGTAAGTAATTGATTCATCTGGTATATGGCGAAATATTCGGCGAAAAATAAATTGGCGAGCGATCTCGCTCCTCTTGCTCGGCTTCGTAGAGGAATTTTTCGGCCATTTTCTCCAAATACGCAACCTTTTCCATCGGCACGGCAGGCAATTCAAGCGACATGCGGTGCGCAAGCATGAAAATCGTTGCCTCATACCATCTTTGAGGCACTTCAAGCTGATTTTGGAGCGCACCAACGTCCTGAATCTGCCGCGAACACCATACAGTCATCTGAACGAAGGGGTCTGACGGCACCGGCCACAGATAAAGCTTCGGTTGCGGGATCGTCCGGTCAAACCAGAACTGAAATGGCTGGTTTGCAGTGAAGTTTTTGTTCGGAAGGTTGGTGTAATCGTCTCGGTTCAGCCGCGCCATCGTGATTTCAGTGCTGTTGTTGCCAACGTAGAACTCACGAACAATCAAAGTCGCACCGCCAGTCTCGCGCATGCGGTAGTAACGCACATTCTGGCCCGGTTCAATGTCATACCAGAGCCATTCATTATTCACCCAAGTCACCTCACCGGGGTCGTAGAGCGTAGACCACGTAGAACCATTGGTCGAATACTCCAAAACCACGTTGAACGTCCCGCTCACACCCGGCAAGATGCCAATCGATCCGGCATAAATCTCATTGTATTCACCAAAATCGATAGCGATGTTGCCATTCGGAGATGTCTGCGTCGTCATCGTATCGACGTCGCTGTCGAACGCATTCGCAACAACGCCGGATGATGTCGTGTAACCACCGGTCGAGTTCGGAGTCGGTCGATTCATGCGCCGATACAGCGCATTCAGGCAATCAACATAACCAACAGGAAGATCGTAGATGTATTGGTTAGCCTTCAGGCCGAAGATTTTCTTCTCAATCGCCCAATACTGGATGCCTTTGTTGATGAGGCTTGAGAGAAGGAAGAACAGGCTTTCCCTTGCGGACACCTGCTGCTCTGAGGTTAGCTCTTCAGCAAGCTTTCCGCAGCGCCGCGCACCGTGATCAATCAGTTGTTGGACATCAATTACCGTTGCGCCAACAGTTCCAGACGTAGCCATTTAACATCCTTTCACCAGCCCGGACAATTCCACCGCTTCATCGATGCCCTTGCCCTGCTGCCGCGATCACTTTTACGAGCAACTGGCTCCATTCTCGCGCAGAAGGAATCTCTGCGAGGACCGCCTTGCGGTTGTGGAGCCTTCAAGTTACTTCCAGTCTCACGATTATACTTCTCGCGGCCTTTAGCCGTAAGGCCAGCGCCACGTTCTACCGGCATCTTTTCGCCGCGACCGACAGCCAAGCTCGGACCACCATCTTTCATCTTGGCTGTTTTTGCTGCCTGCCGAAAATCTTTAGCAGATGGCGCACCTTCGCTACCAACTTTGCGCATCTTTTCGCCAGAACCGCTTGCAATTCTTTCGCGCTTTTTATGGATGTTTTCGTAAAGACCGCCACCCTTAAAATTCTTTTTCTCATCAGCTTTGGCAAACTCTTTGCCGACCTTTTGAGAGATGCCTACCTTCTTGGCAAACTCAGGGTTGTGCGCGACCGCTTCCATCAATCGATGCTGGGAAAGTGATTTGCTTGGCATGGTTAGTCAGGGTTTTTAATGTAGATGCCTTCAAACTCAGCAGACACATTGGAAGTTCCTGCTGAAGCAATTGCCCTAATTTCAATGTCTGTCTTTTCAGCAAAAGCAAGCGGTGTGTGCAAATCAACCACGAAGTCTCCGTTGCCGGGGGTACGCGATGAACTTTGTATTCTAAACACACCACCCAATGGGCGTTGAATCAATTGAAAGTTGGTTGATGCGTTTGCGGTTGAGTTTGCAGATGTAAAGAAAGTTCCCATTAAATACAAGGTATAACCTGCGGGTACAGTCCAAAATGCCATTTGCGTTTGGTTTGCACCAATAGCAATCATGCCGTATACAGTTGCTGGTACGCCCGAAGTAACAGTGCCAGTGCCAGCGTAGATAGTTCCTACGGCAGTTGCACCAGAACCAGCGGTGGTTACATACATAC